AGAGGTAGGCAAAAAAGCAAAACAGCATAAGCTAGATATTGAGTATGCGCTATTTGGTCTTGGGCGTGATGATGATGTTAAAAAGAGCGTGTTTAAAGCACCAAATGTTAGAACTGAAACAACAGCTGGTGAAATGGCAGGACTGTTTTATTTCTTAGCTAAGGGTGCAAAATCATTTACAAATGGTAAGCGTGGAAATGTAATGGCGTTTGATAGCACAGGTGATTGGAGTGGAGAGGGGGCAGTTTTAACTGAAAAAATACTCTCAAATCTACTTCAAAACATCTGGGATGCAGGAGCAACTCCAAAAGATGTGTTTATTGGGGCTGATTTAAAAGCAGCTATTAATAAAATAGCAACTAGACAATTTGGTAATGAAAAGAAGATAAACTCTAGCGTTGTTAGCCTAGATACTGACTTTGGCAATGTAAATTTCAGGCTTCACCGCTACTTAAGCCCTAAATACGGACTAGGCGATTGTATTATTGCTGGGGACTTTGAGTATATGAAAAATGGGTTACTTGTGCCAACTGAGCTAAAAGACGTTACTACTTCAAAAACAGCTATTCAAAAGAGATACTATACAGAGGGTTGTCTTGAAGTAAGAAACGCAGATGCTTTTGTAATAGGTGTTGGCTTAAAGGCTGAATAATGCTTTGCGTTGAAGCAAAAAAACATCTAAGCTTTAAAACATCAGCAGGGGCTAGACTTCCTGCTGATGAATTGCTTAGCTCACTATTTTTAGAAGCAATGCTTTTTTGTTGCGATAAGTGCGTACCAAATGTGCTTATTAGAAAGCACAGCAATGAGAAGGTGTATAGAAATATTAATAATACTTGCTTTATTTGTGTGCCTGATATGCCAAATTTTAGCAACGCTAAAGAGCATTTACAAATAGATGAAAACTTAAGTTATGCAGTGATTAACTACGTAGCTTTTTTAATCAACAAAGATGTTTATTACCGCACACTTGCACTTGAAATAATAGCTGATTATAACGCAAATAATGGATTGGAGTTTGAAGAGTGAGAGATTTAGAAAAGGTAGAGGTGGTTGGCTTTAGGTTAAGTAATATAAATTTATTGCAATTTTTTAAGGATATGGCTAAGTGCTTAAAAAAATGCAATGAGGCAGTAAAGAAATTTAAGAGGTAAAAAATGGTAAGTATTGAAGAGTTAAAACTAGGGAATGAAACGCTAGAGGCACTAAATTTTTTATTATCTCAAATAAGCGATTTAGAAAAAGCAGTAAGCGCAATTAGCATGAGTGAGATAAAAGATGCAAATACTCTAACAAAAGAGCAAATAGCAACCCTAAAAGATGTAAAGAGCGTGGTTGAGAGCATAAAAGAGGAGCTGGGCTCTAAAAAATCAGACTTTGATAAGAAAAAGGAAAAATTTGATATTGATTTTAGCACCTTTAGTAGTGATAAATTAGACTTTGATAGCAAAAATAGCGTGGCGTTAAGAAATTTTAATGAAATAATTGCTACTGCAAATGAGATAAGAGAGGCAAAAGGAAGCGCACAAAGTGCAAGTGAAAAAAGCACTCAAAACTTAAATGAGGCTAGAGAAATTTTAGAGAGGCTAAGAGTTATTGCAAGTACTATCCAGGAGCTAACTAACAAGACAAAAAGCGATGTAGCAGCGCTAAATTTAGATGAATTAACCGCTTTAAAGGGCTCTTTAATAGAGCTAAAAAATGCGCTAGAGGTGATTAGAGAAGCTGGGATAATAAATGATGATGAGATTAGCCTAAATAAGACTTATTCAAGTCAAAAGCTAGACACATTACTAAACAAGAAGCTAGATGTAAGCCAAAAAGAGGCGATGTTTAGTGATGGCAAGATAAAGGCTGAAATGTTGCCTGATATTAATGCTACTAGGCTAGGAGGCAAAGAGGCTGGGGAGTTTAGCTTAAAAAGCGAGAATGAAAAAAAGATGCTTGAGCTAGATAATAAGGTGTGGGAGGCAGAGAATTCTTTATCTGATAAGATGCTAGTTTTAGAAACAAAGGTGGATACAAAGCTAGATAAGAGCTTAGTTGGTGTGGCAAATGGAGTAGCTAAACTCGATAGCAAAGCAAAGATATTAAGTGAGTATATCCCAGATGAATATATGTCAATTAACAAAGTAAGAGAAGAAATCACAGAGAATATAACAATACAAAACGTTTCTTTAATGGAAGATATTGGAAGAACATATATACGTAAAGATAGCATAGCTCATGTATTAGGGGGAAGTGATAGCTTAGTAATGAGCCAAAAGGGGGTTAGCGAGGCGTTAAATTCAAAGTCTGGCGGCGTTATCATGCTTGAAAACGAAAACTCACTTATAACAACTACTGCCATAGGAGCGCAGTTTTATTGTAAAAGCAATAGTGGGCTTTATGTTTTAATAAACAATAGTGAGCTTACAAAAGAGAGTAAGTTTAGTGAAGCTGTTAGCAAGGGGAAGATAGTTAAAATCGATAAGGGTATTGGTGAGCCAACTTGGCTAAAGAATGATAGCCCTTCAAATGCTAAAGTATTCTTTGGGTATAAAAATATATATAATAGCAACACAAGTATAATATTCCCTTCATCATTTTCTAGCCACTATACAATTATTCTAAGTGGTGGAGCATGGTATGATGATAAAAAAAAGGGGCATATTTTTGGTGTTTATAGTTACTCTCCTAATAGCAGTGTTCCTGGTACGGATATAGGTGATGCAATTTCTAGCAATGTCAGCGCAAGTTTTTCTTTAAGTGGCGTTATTTTTTCATTATCAAATGATGCAGACATAAAATTAACCTACTTTGTTTTTGGGTATTAAAAAGGATAAAAAATGTTAATAGGATATAAAGATAGTGGTGAAATAATTGGCTTTTTTGATGAGGATTATCCAAAAGATAAGCTACCAAAAAATGTTGAGGCGATAAGCGACGAGGCTTATAATGCTTTCTTTTTAGTGCAAAACACAAAAGAGCAAAACGCTCATAATTTTTGGAATAGAGAAAAAAAGGTTACTGAATTTAAAGAGGTAGAAGCTAGTGTGGCAGTAGAGCTAACAAGAGAGGAAAAGATAGAGCGTTTAAAGCAAGAGTTTTTAGCAAGAGTTGATGCTACTCTAAACGCTACCGCACATGAGCGCGGATATGACAACATACACACCGCCGTAAGCTACGCAGGATATGAGAATAAATTTCAAGCTGAGGGCATAAGCTTTGGTAAGTGGAGAAGCAGTGTCTATGAGTGGGGTTATACCCTTCTTGAAAAGATAGTAAAAGGCGAGGTAGATATAGATAGGACAAATCTTAATGAAGTCTTGCAGACTATGCCAACATATCAAGGAGTAGGTAAATGAATAGAGTAGTTCTTAAGCCATATAGCAAGGATAAATTTATAGTTGTAAATGAGTATGAATACAATAAGTGGGTAGTGCCTGATGGCTACATAACAGATGGTGCTAGTGTGCCTAGAGTGTTTTGGAGTGTATTCCCACCAAATCGCCCTGAGTATCTAAGTGCTGCTGTGCTTCACGACTACCTTACAGACCTAGCACAAATAGGGCAAATAACCTTTAAAGAGGCTGATAATGTCTTTAGGGAGGCACTTTGTGAACTTGGGGTTAGTAAATATAAAATAGCATTTTTGTATTTAGGTGTTAGGTTATATCATATAATGAGGTTTAAAAGGTAATATGGGGCTTTTTACTGTAAATAAGCTTTTAGGCGTAGTAGCAATAGTGGCACTAATTTTTGTTGCCAAGAGCTTTTTATTAAAAAGAGAGATAACAAGTCTAGAAGAGCAGCTAAAAGAGACGCAAGAACAAATAGTATTAAGCAAGGCTAGGCTAGAAATTTCATCCGCTGATCTTTTATCTTGCCAGGCAAATATCAATTTACAAAACACAAAAATAGAGCTATTAAAGGCGCAAGTAGATGAAAAGAGAGTAAAAAAGGAAGTTAGCCAAAAGTTTAAGAGTATGCAAGTGCCTTTAAATAACCCTACTTGTCAGAAGAAATTAAAATTTTATGAGGAGCTTTTTAATGAAGCAAATAAATAAAGCTTTGATTTTTTGTTTAATAATAGCACTTACTGGGTGCGCTAGTAAGGAGCCAACAATAATTACAAAAACTGTTTTTCAAGAGGTAAAAGTCCCAATATCTTGCATTAAAAAAATGCCAATAAAGCCAGAATTTAAAGCAGATAATTTAGAAAGTGCGCTGGAATTGATGAAGTATTTTAAGACTTGCGAAGAGCTTTTAAGGGGGTGTGCTGATGAATGAGCTTTCACAAAGCAGTAGAGAATTTTTGAAAAATTACAAAGTAGTAATTGAGATTATTTTATCAATTTTAATAATGATGGTTGTAACTGCAAGGGTGTTTTAATGGATAATTTGATTGATAAACTTGGTTTTTATGTATGGGTTATTTGTGTTGGCTTTATTGGTGGGGTACTTGGAGCGATTGGAAGTGATAAAAAAAAGATAGTTGACGGAGTGGTTGGGACGTTTACTTCGATGTTTTTAGGTTGGATTGGGTATGAGGTGGTAAATGCGTGGCTAAAAGATGAAAAAATAGCACTAGCAACCTGTGGGTTTGTTGCGTGGAGGGGTGCTGAGTGGATAAGAGGGGTGGTTGATGAGATGATAAAAGCAAGACTAGAAAAAAATCAAGACAAGACTAATGATTATTAAAGGGAGAGAAATGGCAAATTTTAAAAGATCTTACGAAATTTTAAAGAGGCTAGAATTTAGCGATGAGAGCAATGCTTTGCATAAAAATGAAAATGAAAATGGGCTTACTTGGATGGGAATTTATGAGGCTAAAAATCCTACTTGGGCTAATTGGGGTGAGATTAAGCGCACGGCTAGAGCGTTTGGGGATTTAAAAAGTGCTAGTGTGGCACTCTTTAAAGACCCTATCCTTCAAGCTGATACGGCTAAATTTTACAAGATGAAGTATTGGGATAAGATGCTAGGGGATGAGATTATTTCTCAAAAGATAGCAGATGAAATTTTTATTTTTGGCGTTAATGTGGGGATAGCAAGAGCCATAAAAGAGGCTCAAAAAATAGTTGGCGCAAATAGTGATGGTGTGTTTGGGGAGCAGACATTAAGGGCTATTAACTCTTATGATGAGAGCAAATTTGATAAAGAATTTGATGAGATAGAGATAAGATATTATGAAGAGTTAATTAAAGCAAATCCTAGTTTTAGGGTTTATGCACGTGGCTGGAAGAGTAGAGCTGTGGCTGTGTAGGAGGAGTAATGGAGCAAAATAACGAAAGTAAAGAGGAAATTGCAACTTTAAAAAACGAGATAAAGGGGTTAAAAGAAACAATAGCGGTAATAAGGCAAGGGTTTGATGAGAGGCTAAAAAGGATCGAGAATAATGGGCTTAATCAAAGCGTAAGAGCCTTAGAGCGAGATTTTGACAGTCAAAATTTAAAAATTAAACGAATAGAGAGGAGGCAGAATGAATTCTCAAGTCTTTAAGGAGAGCTACGAACAAGCAACAAGGGATTTATTAGCACTTAGCATTAATGAAAACACGCCTTATAAAACAACACTAAAATTTTTAGACGAGCAATTTGAAAAATACGAAATCCCAGCACTACATAGGGTTAATGTCCTTTCAAATATGCTTCCTGCAATTACAACGCAATTTACAATCGCTGCAATGCAACTAGCCCTAGAGATAACTTCAAAGAATTTAAGCTTTGAGGTTGAACTTGAAAATCTTAAAAAGCAAGGCGTGGCAATGGAGGCAAATATTGAGGGGATAAGAGAACAGACAAAAACAACTGTGCTAAAAAACACAGAAGCACAAGAGCAACTAGCAGATAGAAATGAGAATTTAAAATTACAAAACAAATTGCTTCAAGCTCAAATTGATAAATTAAATAAGGAGCAAAAGTTAGCGCAAAGCCAACAAGAAGCAGTAGACCAACAAGTAAAAGATAACCGCATTATTAAAGCTTTTGGGGCGTTACTTTCTCACAATGCTGAAACACTGCACGGTGGACTTGTTTTACCAGAAGGATTAATAAAAATGCCTTTTGATTTGATACATCAACTAATAAAAAAAGATATAAGCGTATCACCTCCAACAAGCTACACTATCACAAAAAGATAACCGATGAATTATATAGGATTTGATAATTTATTAAATATATCAAATCCAAGTAGTGGGGATGTTTATGATTTTATGGCTGGTGGGATGTTTGATTACTATTACGCTGGTAGTTTAGGATACAGTCCACTTTTACCACCAAAGCCTGATTTAAGAAGCATATTTTTAGAACAAGGGCTTAGCCTAAGCGCAGCACTACTTGGATTTAATGAAGACTTTGCTGAGTTTGTATTAATGCCAATGCAAATAATAACTACAAATGACTTACAAGAAGAAACGCTAAAATCACTTCAAGAAATAGTGCAAAAAGTTAGCGATATTAAATTCATAAAATCAAAAACAAGCCATACAAATAGAAGCGATAGAATGATTGATGGCAATGGGTTTGCTAATTTTAATACTAAAAGCGAATATTCACACACTAATTTAGCTAATTTTTACAGTGAGCTAAAAAATGATAGCTTTATTGAAAATACAATAGAAAAAATCGGACGTGCTTATGCTGGGAGTGCTGGGGCAGCACTAGCTGGAATGATGTATGATTTGATTACTTTAGGGGAAGTAAATGGCGCAAATATAGCGGAGGCTGTTTATGGGGAATTTAAGAATTTAGCGATTAATACAGCAATAACAAGTGGAGTAAAAGCAATTGGGACAAGTATTAGTCCAATTGGGATTTCTATTGTAGCAGGAGCGATAGAGGCTATTATAAACGAAGCTTTTGAGGTGGCTATTGGACTTGATAGGCATTATGGCTTTGGTGGGGAACTAAATGCTATTGTTGGCGATACGATGTTTTATGATAGAAATTTTAGCTTTGTTGAAGGGATTAGGGATTTTTTAGGATTTGGGAATAATGAAAAGATAACTCAGGTTAGCAAGGACGGCTCAAAAATAACTGGAGTAAGGATAGGCAAAGATATTTACGGATATGTAAAAAGCGTTGATAGCTACGGTAAAGTTTCGCTTTCTTTGCGAAATATAAATCAAGAAAAGGCGAAATTTAATGAATTGGCAAGAAATGAATTTGAGCGATTAAAAGGGCAAGATAAAAGCCTTTCAAATCTTACAATGGATGAATTTGGCAATGTAGGCTTTAACCTAAATACAAGAGATTTATTAGCAAGGCATGGGTATGGGAATTTCGTGCAAAATGCATGGAGTGATTTAAAAGATCAGATAAATAGCGTTGTTGTAGATGCCATTAAGCCTAGCTTTACACAAGTTAACTCTTTACTTACAACAAGTGTTGCAGTAAATGTTAGCACGGCTTCAACTTTTACGCAAAGTAGCAGTAGTGGTAGTAGTGAGATATTTTTAAGAGATAGTAGGGGAAATTTTAGCTTTAGCAACACTGAGGCTGGAAATATGGTTGAAGCAATGGGGATTGTTGGATTTGGGAAAGGAACGCTTAGTATAGCTGAGACGGCAAAAAGTATGCATTTAGCAAAAGAGATTGGTCGGCAAAAATCAAATTCAAGCGATAAAAAAGAGGGAAGTTTTAGTGATAGTTTTAATAAAGACGGAACGCATAAAAGCGGAGGAAGTGCGGCGCCAAGTGTTGGTGGGTTTAATAGTGGGGGCTGGAGTAATGGTAGCTGGAATAGTGGGAGCTTTGGTTCTAGCTTTGGTAAAAGCGATAAAGGAGGTAGAAGCAAGTCTGGAAGGGAGATTAGTGGGCGCACAGGCTTTGGCAAAGAGAGTAGGGGACAAAAATCAAGAGATAGACAAAATGAAAGAAATGGAAGAAGATAAAGGGGGAAATCCCCCAATAAGCAAAGCTTTATTGCCATTTAGAGAGCAAATAGCACCAAAAATTTATTTAGTGGCTTAAGATAGGAATTGCCTAGTTTTAAGTATCTTGTATTAATAGTGGTTGTAGTTTTTAAGGTTTAATTAAGAGTGGCGGTTTAGCTTTGTATAGGTTTTTAGAAATTTTAATGTGCGCCGTAAAAAGCCCACGTCGCACTTAAAGAGTAAAATTTGTATTTGCTCGACTAAATTTGCCTTTTTGTTATGCTTCTGGCAAAAGGCGTTTAGGCTTTTAAGAGCCGATAAGCATTTCTCTTTTTCTGACTACTCATTTTTTTAGCTCCTTATTCTCGTAAATATTGCCAACTACAACCCAATCACCAAGTTCATTTAGAAAAAATTCTAGTACTTCTCGTTTTTTATCAATAGGTCTAACTGCAAAACTTCCTATGTCAAAAAATATTTCACCCATTTCACCATATCGTGGGTTTGGTAATTCTTCACTACGAGGAGCCTGCGGATAAAATCTGACTATATCTCCCTCATAAATTTCTTTGCCGTTTTCGTCTTTTAGCCCAGTAAATTGCATAACATCGAAAAAGTCAGGGCAATCTAGTATTGCTCCAAAAGAGGATACTCCATTAACAGGATAACCATCATATGTTCTCTCTACATCATATACCATTTTCTTTTCTTGTTTATCCCATGCTCTAAATTTTATCTCTCTCATTTATAATCCTTTTTAAATATATTTAATCTAATATATGTCTCCGCTGCTAATGTTATTGCTGCAAATACTAACAAGAAAATTAGCACATGCACCCCACGCCAAAATACTTCCCCACTTATAAAATAACATACTATAATGATAAACAGCGTTATCCCACTAAGGATAGTACACAGCATTAAAGCAGTGCAAGTTAGCGCAGAGGTGCTATCGATATTTACTAGTGTGTAGCACATCTGTTTTAAAAACTCATTCATTTTTGCTCCTTTAATTTAATAAAAATAGCTAGTGTGAAAATAAACAACTCGCACTAGCCACGCCACTCTTCATTTTGCCTGTTTGCCTATTTTTAATAAAATTTCACATAAGCTAGACATAATAGGACTACGCCCTAGATATACGCCATAAGTCCTATAATTTTCGCCGCGCTTAGCATACTCTCTAGCTTCTCTATCACTAAAAGTAAATACCATTCTTTCATCTACCACCCACTTTTGCGTAGTTGGGTAATAAGAATAGTCGTTTAATTCCTTTCGATCTCTTATGTAGCTTTGCAAATCGTAGTCGTTATCCAAGTTCGAAAGAATGCCAAGCTCCTTTACTAATTCTAGTTTTTTTGTGTCGCTATCGGCATCTATTAGGTTTTCGCATATTTCGTCTATTAGGTATGCTTTTGCCTGTTTAAGCCCCTCAGCCACGGTAGCTCCTTCGCTAAATAGCGTCCAATTATCAGCAAAATCCTCGTCTGTGATAATAACCTCCTTCCTTTGAACTGTTAAGCCGTAGGGTTGAGCGGTGTTTCTAGTGTCTTGGTTAAGCATTTCTTTCCCCAAATCCATTAAAAATTTCGCATCTTCATCGGATAAATAAAATGAAAATTCCTCATTATCTTGTGTCACATTAACTCCTTTAATAATTTATTTGTCAAACAAAAATTAACCAGTAAAAGCCCAAAATATCGGCTTTTGTATGGCTGTATTAAGCTTATATTAAGCCAACTATCAAACAACAGTATATGCTCCTCTAAAATTTAGTTCGTTAAATGCTTGTTCTAAAATGTCGCGCCTATACGTACCTACTTTTCCGTGCTTTTGATCAGGGATAGTTACGATTAGCACTCCCTCGCTTCTGCTTATCTTCGCAGCCTTAGTGCCTAGCCTTTGGCATTGAATTTTATCTAGGCTAACCCCTTTTAAGATGCCAAAGCCGACTGCCGTCGTATATTCTTTTAAGCTCTCATCTCTCTTTGCTGTATTTTCTAAATTTTTAAATCGCCTTTCGTCTTTTTGACGTTTTTGCTCGATAGCCGCTAATCTTTCATCGTGCTCTTTCATTAAATTTAATTGCATTTGCAGGTAGTCGATAGAGTTAAGCGGTTTTTGCGTATAGCTTCCCGTTTTTCTAATGCTAGGCAATACCTCTTTATTGACAAACATTCTAAAAGATTTTGCGTTTGGCTTGTTGCTTCGCATCAGCACGAAGTAGAGCTGCGGCTCGGTTATCATTGTAAAATTCTGCCTACCGCCTACGGTTTCAAAAGGGTATGAGTTTAACTCACTCCCTTCAAACTCCGATTTTATCGCCTCTGCAACTCTTGCTGGCGTTGTAAGTTCTAAAGCCTTACAAACATCGCTTAAGCAAAAAAGCGGTTCGTTGTTTTCATCGACCGCAACTCTAACCTCGAAATTTTCGTTTTTAAAAATTTCTAAATTCATTTCGTTTCTCCTTTTAGTTGAATTATGTTTAAAATTTTGGCTTTCATCGCATTATGATTTTTTGCTAACGCTTCTAGCGCACAAAACAAATCATAAGCGCATTCAAGTACATCGTAGCTTACTTCCTCGTTACTATCGCTTGGCTCTATCTTGTAAGCTTCTAAAAGCTCGGCAAATTTTTCTTTATTAGGGGCGGTCATTTTTGCCCCTTTGTAAGTTGTAAGATGATATAAGCAAGTAAAAGCACTTGCAAGACTTCTAAAATTTCACTCATTTTAAGCTCCTTTAGCTAAAATATGAGTAGCACAATGTTTTAGGTTTTAGGGGCTTTTCGCCCCCTTTGCTAGATCCAAATTTTAAGGATTTTGCAGATTAGATAAATCAGTATCGCGAGTTTGATTAAAAAATCTAACCTTTGCATTGTGCTACTCCTTTCTATCAAAGTCCTTATTTGTCCTTTGATAGAGTAATTATAGCTAAAATAAAACTATAAGTCAAGAGTAAAAGTATATATTAAGTATTTTTTCTTAAAAAGAAAGTATAAAAAAGGACTAAATGGCGTTTAGTTAGTCCGCCAAAAAGTCTTTGAGATTGTTTTTAAAAGCTTCTGATTTTTCAAGCTTTGATTTTAAATTTAAAGTCTCTTTGTATAGCTCAATAGCTTTACGCATAGGCTCACTAGCTTCGCCACTACCTGCATTTTTTATTGCACTTTCACTATACCCTATCAATTCGCCTAGTTGCTTGTAAGTTAAATTTAGCTCCTTGCAAGTAGCTTTTATCAAATTTTCCTCTGCGGTCATCATATCTCCTCTCGTAATGTTAAATTTATCTCTGCACTTTTAGAAATGCTAAAAAAATCTATTGCGGATTTTAGCTCTCTTATATGCTTAACGTATCCTGACTGCTCACACCATATTACGCCGCAGTTGGGGCAGGTATATGAGTAAAGTTGCTGAGTAGCAAAGGGCACACTAAAACTAGCGCAGCACTCTTTGCACTTAAATTTTATGCCTTCGATTTGCTTAATATCTACGTTTTTACAAAACGTTTGCTTTATTAGATTTTCACTCATTTTATTCCTTTTTAAATTTATTAGGCTACAATTAGGCAGTTCAAAAGTGTTGTAGGCTTGATTGAGCTTAGACCACTTTCGAACTTGAAAGGATTTGCCCCCTTGCTTTGCGAGGCTTGGGTCCCCAGCCTTTGTGCTGGGATACTATCTTATAACCTTATCTTTCACCTTGATTTTTATCTTCTCAAAATCAGCTTTTAACACTGAAATTTTTGCGTTGCTTATCACTCTTTTTGTATCAAATAGTCTTATTTGTGCTAGTAGTGCGACTTGTTTTACGCCTTGTTTATCAATAAATTTATAATATAAGCATCCTGATTTTTGAGAGGTCTTTGAGCTAAGTGGCACACCGATAAAGGCGTTTATGTAGTTTTTTATATAGACCTTATTTAAAACAAGTACTGGGCGCCTAAAATCCGCCCCTTTGCCATAAGTTTCACTGCCTAAATTTTGCCCTACGCTTAACCAATAGACCTCTCCATTAGCTACGCTTGTTCCTGGGTGTTGATCTAGCTCTTTTTTAACATCATTCCACTTATCAAATTTATCCACGCACTAGCCTTGCATTTTTGGATTTAATTTTACAAAAAGTCAAATTCAAAAGACCTTACAATTTAAAATGGTATCCCATCACTATCACAATATTGACTAACATCTATTTCATCGCTATCATATTCAGGATATTGTGACTTGCTATATTGTTGGTGTTGAGGCTGTTTTTGCTGTTGCGGTTTCTTAGGCGCTCCTTGCTGATAGCCTTGATTGTTTTGTTTTGCGTCACCTAACATTTCCATTACTTCCACGGCGACACTATGCTTACTTCTGTTTTGTCCGTTGCTATCCTGCCATTGGTCGAATTTTAATCGACCCTCGACTAAAAGCTTACTTCCCTTTTGTAGGTATTGGTTACTTACTTCCGCTTGTTTTCCAAAAAACGTGAGATCAATAAAGCACGTTTCCTCTTTTTTTTCGCCGTTTAATGTGTATTTGCGAGTTACGGCAATGCTAGAGCTACCTATCGCTGCGCCGCCCTGGGTATAGCGCAAATCAATATCTTTTGTTAAATTCCCTACTAAAACTATTTTGTTAAACATTTTTGTTGCTATCCTTGTTTACAAAATTTATTAGTGCGATACTTTCCGGAAAAATATTTATTTTTGGCGCATACGCTTCATAATCGAAGCGCTCTTTTAATATTCTCCCTACCTTAGGATGCTTTAAATACCTGATTATCTCGCCCTCTGCTTGTCTAACGCGCTCCAGCGAGACGCCAAAAATACTCCCTATCGCTTTAAGCGTTTTCATTTTGCCCTTATATCCAAATCTTAGCGACAGCAATTCGTCCCAACGCAAAAAAAGCTGACTGTTTCTTTTTGAAAAAGTATCGCTCAAAATTTTTGCTTCAACCCCTTTTTCTATTAAAAAATAGAGTTCTTTTCGATATTCGCCGCTTTCAATCAGTCTTTTTTTTACGACCATTAACTCGCTCTCGCTTAAAAAGCTGTTTATCATCATTTCCGGGCGTCGTAACACTTCTCTTGCGTAATATAAAACAGTCTCTATTGGCAACTCGAATGTTTCGGCTGCCTTTTTAACGGATATTTTCATTTTTAACTCCTTAAATTTTCCATTAGCGCATCAATACTATTTGGATCGGCTAAATATCCCATAACTTCATCTACGCTTAGCCTTTCAACTAAATTTTCAGCCTCTATTTGCGTTGCTCCCCTACGCATTAACTCGCTTTGTAGTAGGTCGTGGGGAAGTGGGGCGATTTCAATTTCAAGAGGTGCAGCTTCGATAAATTTAGCTTCCTTAGTTTGTGAATTTTTTGCACTAGCTGAACTGCTTTGTTTTTCCGAACTACTCAAAAGCTCGTTTAGATCAGCTTTTGGCGCTTGAGTAGCTTCTTGTTTTGTGATAGGCTCGTCCTCTACGCTTACAGCTTGGGCTAGGCGATCATTTATCGGCAAACGTGAAGCTACATATTTAAGAGCTTTGGCTTTATACATTTCCTCCGCCCAGTCTAGCCAGATATATTCAAGTTTGTCTTTTTTGTTTTGATTTTGGCTTTTTAAGCGTAGTTTTTCTAGTTTTTTCTTGCTAACAAATTCGCTAAAGACATTATCGCTACTATCTTTTGCATATACGATCATGCCTACTAAGTGATTAAATACCCAATCTCCCTCGTCATCGCTTCGCTCGTTATAATTTGGGATAAAATGTATCTTGTCATCAAGTCCATTAAACTCTAGGCTAAAATCATCACAATCATAAACGGCTACTGCTCTAAATTTCCAGCCGTTTTTCATGCCTAAACTAATAAGCCCTTTATAGCCTATTTGAAGTTGAGCGGTTTCGCTACCATTTTTTAGCTTAAATGGCACTACGTAGGCTTGTCCGAAAAGCTTATTTGGATTTAGTCCTATTTGGACTATTTGCATGGCTGTATTTACTATGCTTTCAACGCTACAATTCCTTAACCCAGCATCGTTTGCCATATTTGCGATAGCACTAGCAAAAATTGAAGCCTTAGCTTTATCATTGCCAACTATTGTTTGAATTTGGCTCATTTTTGAGCCCACTAACGCCCTTGCGTTTTGTTCTCTAGTTTGTATTTGGTTCATTGCTCATCTCCTGTTTTTTAATTTTTTTATCATATTTTTTTGAAAAATGTATATGCCTAGCTAAAGTATAAGCCGTAATCCTAGAGCTATCAAAAAGATCATCGTCTCTGCCAACGGCTTTAAAATAGCAACTGATCCGTATTATTTCATCACCTAATTTATATTTTGCAACACTTCTGTTGTTGTTGTTAAATTTATACTCATCGCTTTTTCGATAATCTCCATAATAAACGTAAAAGTATGGGTCGTATTTTTGGCTTTCTTCGTCATGGTTTAAATCGTAAGCCACTTCATACTCGTAATTTCTATCGTCTTCGCAGTCAAAAAACATATAATCAAAAATACTAAAAATCTCTTTTTTGATGTTCTTTTCTAGTTTTTTAATTAGATATGAAATCTTTTCTTCCGTCATTTTATCCTCCTAAAATTTATTAATTAATATGCTAATTGGTTTTAAAATAGCCCTACTAAGCTTAGAAAAAATGCTATCTTTCTTAGTTAGGGCTAAAGCCTCTTTTGTAAACAAAGTGTTAGTCCTTTTTGATAAGTTAGTGGTGTCAACAAAAATCCTATCAAAAAAGGGGCTAATCTCCTCGATTATTATTGTATGTATTAAAGCTGCTAGGTCTTTATCAAATTTCTTTGCGTTTTTTGCTGTTAGTGAGCTTTTAAATACAAAATAATCTACTCTCTCCTTTTTCATAAAATAAATGCACTCATAAAGTGCTGGGAATTGCTTGGCGCAATCTAGGAAGTAGCTATTTACTGCCATGCTTGATAGATACTTGTTGATAATCTCATAAGGCTGGGGGATATGGTCTTTTACCTTACTGATTATCCACTCTTTTTGCTTATCTACTGAGTGATTTTTAACGCTAAAATCCTCCCTAGTGTATCTATCTACAACCATTTTAATTTCATTATAAAACATTGTCCTCCTTTTTTATGAAATAATCGTCCCCATTTGCATACGCCATAACTGCTCCTATGGCTGTATAACTCTTTTCTAGCTCTTTTTGGATTTTGGCTAGGCTTAAGATTATTTGCTCGTTTTTTTCTTCTAGCTTTTTGTTCTTGTCTTTTAGGCTATTTATGGATAGCTTTAATGCGTTGTTGTTTGAGCCTATTTTTATATTTTCCAGCCAAATCTCACGATAGCTTGGGTGTGCTGGGGTGATTGGCTTAAATTTTGGATCATAAAAATTTAAGCTATCTAAGCTATTTTTAGCCTTTTCTAGCTCGTGTTTTAAAACAACTATCTTGTCATTATGCTGTGAAATTTGGGCTTTTGTAGCCTAAAATTTGCCTGTGGTGGTAGGCGTTTTGGCTAATACGCACCGCTTCTAATGAGGCGATTTTATCTACGTAGTGGCTCACGCTTTGGCGTTTTAGCTTAGCTTCCATTGTGTTAAAAGCTTTGATAAACTCTATTTTCCACTGATACGCCTTTTGCCCTGTAAAGCCCATAACCAAAAGAGAGAAGCCATCACGAGTTAGGGCGTAGCAAGGTAAAATGCGCCCAATTTTGTCTATGTAGCTATGTTTAGCGAAATTTGAGCTTTTAAATTCATCGTCTGGGAGTTTGCTTATCGTTCTTAAAACGTGTCTGTGCTCTTTGCCAAAAACTTCGCTAAGCTCGAGAGAGCCGATAAAAACTCTCTCGTCCGTAACGCTAAAATTTACGTTTATTTTGTTTATAACGGCATTCATTTTACACCGCCTAAGCGATAAACTAAAACGGCGAGTAACGCAACTATGACTAAATCCAAAACGGCGTTAAGTGTCTGCATCTTGACCCCTTTATGATATAATTTCAGGGAGTAAAGCGAATAAACCTAGTTGGGGCTTTCGCCCCTTGACCTACCTTTTTATCTGTTTGATAAGCAGATAGATAGTCCAAAGCTTGATAGCGGCTACTATCAACTCTAAGACTAGGTTTAAAGTCTGCATCGCTTTACTCCTTTTGTTTTATTTCAAAAGTTAGTTTTTCTAACTTTTGATACGAGAATTATATAATAATTTTATGTAAAAGTCAAGAGTAAAGATAGTATTTTTATAAGATTTTTCAAAAAATAGTTAAAATTTTTATTCAGCCCAAAATTGGGCTCAATAAAAAACTAACTATTTGCGAGATTTTTTATAATTTTATGTAAAGCTCTAAATTCTGCAAGTTCATCTAATAGCTTTTGGTTTTCTTTTAGCAATTTTATAGAAGCTTCGGTTTGCATACTTATTTTGTTTGTAGTGATAGCAACCTTTAAACTGCCCTCTGTCATTCCGATTTTTTCCGCCAGCTCCTTATACGTTAAATTTCTCTCTTTGCAAAATTGTTTTAGCTCATCTGCAGTCATTGTTCGTCCTTGTTTTAGTGTTTGTAGATGTCTTGTAGGTTGTATTCGATAGCGTGGATATAAAAGCAGTTGTTCGTTATGCTACCGAATATCCTACTATCGCCTGCGCGGATAATAAAAATTTGGCTTTTAACCTGCTCTAAGAAATTTTTTACTTTGCGTTCTTTCCATTGCCAATTACTTATTTCGCACTTCTCACAACCGCCTATTTGTTGTTGCTTGGGTATTTGTATCAGCTCGTGCGGCTTTTTCTCCCTTATAAGCATTAGGGTTTTTACTATCTTTTGGACTTTGGTCTTATCGTTGATATGCTCGTGTGAGCTAGGTAATAGTCCAAAATCACAATCTTTGATTATTTTAGTAAAGCTTACATCTAACGGCTTTGAGACGCTCTCTTTTATTGATGAGAGCGTACGCTTTTGTGTGGTCTCTTTTAACTTCATCTTTCAACTAAAGGCGTAAAAAACTCTTTTAGGCTATCTTGCGTTATCTCGTTATTTTTGTCTTTCTCATAAGCCGCAAGCCACGGCATTTCGGTATGAGTTTTGTCTCTTAATCCATAAGCGGAATATTTGTTGTAAATTTCTAGAACTTCTTCTACTAGCTTGATTTGCTGCGGGTGTAATCCTAGCCCATCTATCTGTTTTTTGTCTAAAGCTTCGCTTTGCATTTGCTCGTCGCCGTAGTTTATAGCCCATTTCCAAACTTCAGGCACGACTGGACCGTGCAGCCACGCTTCTATTTTTTCATCAAAGATAGGAGTTCCAAACATCGCTAAATGGTATCCTTGCACGTAATAAAGCAATTTTAAAAGCTTTAATCTGCTTGTATATTCTGCCATCTCGTCGTCGCTTTTTAATATAGCTAAAATCAATTTAGCCGTATTTACCGCTGAAATAGTAGTCATTTTAGCCTCTTTCTCTTTTTTGTGTAGTCAATAAATATTACACTAAATAAGCTAAAAGGCATATTAAAAGGCATATTTTAGCTAACTTTGCCGTAAAACTTAACGGCATCGACTATCTTTTTCGCCGTTTGCTCGTCTACGCCGTAGATCGCGTCTCGCAGTTCGTTTTCGTTTAGCGTGTTTAAAAACAACCCCAGCCCCACGAGGTCGGCGGTATCGAGCCTAACGTCTCGTAGCTCTTTTAATATCTGCCCTAAATTGCAACGCTCTAATAAATCCGCCAATTCCACATCGGCTACGGCATCTATACTTATTCTCATTTTTTTATCCTTTCAAATCTACGCTATATTTTCGTAAAATTTCCACGTTGGTAGGCTTAAAGTTTGCACCGCTTCTATCTTGTTGCCATTTCTTTTCGCATATCCCCACCACTTATTATGTTTTTTGCAAAACTTGTAACGCTCAAGTAGCTTAAGATATGTTTCTCTTCCTTTTTCTATTGTTATGTAGTCAAGAACGTAACGCCCTATAAGATAAGGAGGCTCCGTCTCAACTACAATAAACAAGAAGTCATTGACCTTTTTGCCTAAGCTTCTTAAAATATCGCTGTAAAAGGCGGCTTGAATGTGGTAATTAAGGTTACCAATTGAATTAGTAAATCCAACTTCTGAAGCATCTGAGGCTGTTTTTAGGTCGATTATTATTCCCATTTTTTCATTGTAAAAATCAGGGCGGCATCTAACCGCAACACCCTCTATTTCGCTAAAATAGCTTTGTTCGGCTAATCCATCTTTTAAGAAAAAAGTTGCGTCCTTATCGGTAAGAACTGAGGTAGCCATTTTTAAAGCTGTTTTAATACTATCCCAACTTATCGGTGTTTTATCGCCTAGTTTTTCTAAAAAATTTTTATAAATTGCTTTGCCCTCTTTAGTGCGTTTATCGGCTGCAGGGACTATTTTAAACTCATTTAAAAAATCTTCTCTTTCTAGTACTAACTTATGTACGCACGAGCCTAAGATCAAAGCATTGCTAGGCGGTTTTTTAAGCTCCTTTTTCATTTTAAATTTCAAAGGGCTTTTAGCTAATAAATCAAGATCGCTTTTTGAAATTTCAGGACGTGCGTGGTAGCTTTTAATGCTAATTTTCTCTGCTACGTACCCTTCTTCTTCAAAGCTAATTTCTAGCATGTTAATACCTCGATTTTAGATAAATTTGTTATACCTGCCTGGGCTAATAGCTCTTTTATTTTCTCTTCTAACTTATAACGCGGAGCGTTTAGCGGAGCTTTAATAGCAAAGGTGGCTTGGATTACATAAATCGCCTTATCCTCTTGCAGTGGCTCTTGGCTTTGCAAGATTGTTTGTTTGGCGTTACTAATTGCCTCTTTTATTAGCTCCTCTTTTGCACTCAAAATCGCCTCTTGTCTTTCTAATTTAGCACTTGCTAAAAGCTGCGCTTCTCTTTGTGCGGCTCTTTCTTCCATCTGGGCTTTTTCTCTAGCCGCTCTTTCTTCTGCCTCCTCTCTTGCTTTTTGGGCTATTTGCGCTTCTTTAGCTAACCTTTCTTGTTCTATTAGCCTAGCTTGTAAAATTTCGTTTTCAAGGGCTTGGATTTTAGCTTCTATTGCCTCTTTTGTGGCTTTTGTTAAGCTACCAGATTGTGTTACTGCGCTTAGTTTGATTAGATCAGATATATTTATCCTCTCAAAATTTAGATTTTTCTCATCGCAAAGGTTTTTGGCGTATAGCCTTATATCGTTAGCTATTGTTTCAAGTTTAGCATTTTCAAAACTTGCCACTGCGTCTGCTATCTTGCCTCTACCATTACTAATAATCTCTTCAATCTCTTTTTTTTCGGCTTTTAGTTGATTTATTGGGGCTGAGAATTTATCGATAAAAACTTTATATCTATCGCTAATTTCAGCCTTAACTTTATTAAAATTCGCCATTACTTGCTTTGCTTGGGGGATGTTTTCCTCGGTTACATTTAACGAATACTTTTGCACCTCCCCAATAACTCTAGCTTTTATTTCATTAAAATTTGTTTTTAAAAGCTGATTTTCTACTGTTTTTGCCTCGTAAGTTACGATTAATTCCATATTTTCACTCATTTTTTATCCTCTCCCCATAATTTTTGGGCTATTTGTAATTTTTGTGTTAGGTCTTTTACCGCTTTTGTTGCGTACGTTAGGCTGTAGTCGTGCTCTCTTTGTATCGTGCCATTTTTTAGCCCTTTTTGATACTCTTTAGCTTTTTGTAGCTGGGCGGTAAAATACTCTAGGCTTTGTGGCATTGAGAGATTTATCTCCTGCGCCTTTTTTTCCCAATGCTGCGCCTTAGCTGCTTTCTTATCTGCTATCTCCTCTTCTTTTACAGCGTTTCCTATCCTGCGCCAATTCCGATCTATTAATGCTCTGTGGCGGTGTTCGCTGCGATGTCCTATTTTTATTGGCTCAGCAAGTCTTAAAAACTCCGCTCCTTCTTGGCTTTTTTCGTGCCACTTTTTAGCTTTTGCTTCGTGTAGGGCTTGTGAGGTGCTGTATTTGTCAGCTTTTCTTGCTGCGTAGCTCTTCTCTTCTAGCCTTACAATAGAGTAGTAAAATTTCTCTTCCTTTTGCTCTATTAGATTATAAACTTCACACTCTACTTCTTCGCCGTATTGAGTTGTTAGCGTTATTATCTCGCCCTTGCTATGTGGCTCATCGCACTTAGCTAACCAGACATTAGGGCAGTATTTTTTAAACTCATTCATTTTTATCCTTTAAAAAAATAAGGCAAAAATTTTAAGTTGCCTTAATATTTCCTTGTTTAAATCATCTTCTTCTACAATATCTTTGTATTGAGAACGAAGACGAAAAATGCTGTTTTCTGCAGAAATTAAAATATCCTCGCAGCTATTTTTAAACTCATCAAATTTTTTATCTACTATTTCTTCGATTTGACAAAGCTTATCAAAGTCGCTGTTAGGATCTCCTGTTTGTGGCACATACATTTTAGCTCCTTAAATACCCTAAATACCCTAAAAACTCTACTTTGCTAAGTTGCCTTTCTACTTCGTCCCATAATCTTTTTTCATCTACGTCGCTTTTATATGATAAAATAAGATAGGTTATGTTACGCTCAAAAAATGAAAAAACATCTTCGCAGTGTTTTGAAAAAGACTCAAATCTATCATTTTTTAGCTCGTTTTGGTACACTTTTCTTAGTGAAAAAGTCCTACTTTTGCAAAAACTCATTTTTTATCCTTTTAAAATTAAATATTTTATATTTTTAATCAACCGTCCTTTGTTACTTGGACGAGAAAAAAGGGTAAATAATCGCTTTAAAAATCTCATTTCCTCGCTCCTTTTTAAAGGATTTTATTTAAATTTTGCGGACTTTTTCGTTTTTTCTAGCGGCTGTGAAAAACTATCCTAAATCAGCCCTGGTACCAGGTAGCAGCTTCGCCCTACTACTGTGCTTCAAACGTGATTAACCTGCAACTCGCAGGAGGCTCACTCTGTCAAAGCTTTGATGCAATCTAAGCTATGAAGCCTATCTACTTTTTGTTTTGATGTGAGAAGTATAATACTATTGAACTTAAAAGAAAATAAAAAAGATCTACATTATTGAACTATTTTTAAAAAGTATATAATTTTGCGTTTAAAGGTAGGCTGGGGAGCAAGTATAAATTTGTGTGAGTAATCAGGTGTATTTATGAGATATAACAAAAAGCCGCTTAGATATAGCGGCTCTTATTGAATTAATATGGATATATAGGGTTGGCTTTATAATATTGCCTATTGCCTTGATTTTGTAAAGCGTCCAAAGAATCGTTCATTTGTCGTAAATTCCTATTTACAGAGTTAATTGTATTTTGATTTTGCCTATTTATCATAGCATTTGTGTTGGCGTTGAGACCATTAGTCCATGCATTCATTGCATCAAAAATACTATAATTATTTGCAGCCGCTGAGGCCCTTGCTGCTCTCATTGTAGTTATATAGTTAAGCTCTGCCTCGCTCATAGGCGAAACACAACCTATAAGATTTTCATCGACCATTTTCTGGATTACATCAAGTCTTTTAGCCTTCAAGGCTGTCGTAAGTTCTTCTTTTTCATAGGGAGATACCCAAAAAAGATCTCCTGCTTTACAAGAATATATCCCCATCTTATAAGTATCGGCTATTTGATCCTCTTCCAAAATAATCCCTTGTGCATCGACTGGGGCATAATAGGGGATGCCTTTAAAAAAGCCTACATCTCTATTATTTGGGTTAAACATGCAACCAGCAAACAATAAAGAAAAACAACTAACATAAATGGCCTTTTTCATTTTTACTCCTTGTTAAAAAAATATTATGTTGCAATTATGGCAAATTTTAGAATAAAAGTATATAAAAATTAGCGTTTTCTCCACGCCTATTGGTAAATTTTTTATATCGTTTAGTGTATAATCACAAATAAAACAAGATAGATGAAGGACTAACAATGCATACATTAACCATACAAGCAGACGAAGCGTTAATAAGCCAAATAGTAGCAATAAGTAAAGCTCTAGCTAATACGACTAATCAAAGGCTAATTATCGAGGATAGTTACGCAGATGAGCTAAACGCTCGAGCCGATGAAGCCGAGCAGGGCAAAGGGCTAGTAGATGAAGCCAAGGCACACAAGATCATAGAGCAGATAAAAGACGGCGAATATGCACGTAAAATTTCATAATCGCTTTTTTGACGAGCTTAACGCAATAAAAGAGTTTATCGCAAAGGATAGCGTAAGTAGAGCCAACAGCTTTGTCGATGAGGTTTTTAATAAGTGCTTAGATTTAAAAGATACACCCACAGCTCATAGACTTAGCCAAAAAGTAAAAAAGAGTAATGCTAGAGATTTGATATTTAAAGGTTATGTAATACCTTACTTGGTAGATGATGAGGCTATTTACGTGCTAGGCATTTACAAGGCTAATGAGTGGGAAGTATTCTAAATAGTGTCGCCGTCAGATATTTTTACGACTTTACTTTGCTCGGCAGTTAGCGAGATCAGAGGCGTTAATATTAATAGTAGTCGTACTATTAGTGGTTGTTTTATGCTCATATGGGTGGTAAAAATACCATGCTATAGCAGTAAGGATTATAATAAGTAACATGATAATATTAAATGAGTTTAACGGCTTAAACTTGGAGCTTTCATCATCTTTTCCATAATGTATCTGTTTAATAAACGAAAATAAAGAATTAAGGATATTAACTATAAAAATAGCAATTAATGATATAACTGCAATTAGTCTATAAATACTAGCCTTGTCTATGTTTTGTAAAACGGATGTAGAAAAAGCAAGACCACTTACAAATGCGAGAATAATTGAGGCAAATATGCCCAATATAACTATATAATTTGTTTGAATTTTCTTTATATTATAGTCTACTTCTTGGTATTTGCTGTTTATTTCCTTTATTTCTCTCTTTATTCCTTCCTTTGTTTCTTCCTTCGTTTTTTTGAGTTCAACCATAGTACTATTAATTATTGAAAATTTTAAATAATCAAGCCTGGCGTAAACTTCAAGACTGTGCAAATTGTTTATTAAATTTTCTATTTCGTTAGTAATATCTCTGGCATTTAGTTTACATATAATATCTGCTATATTGGTTAGTATTACCACAAATTTAGCTTCTGTTTCATTGGCGCTTGTGCTATTGAGTGTAGGATCTCCTATGCTAGAATTAGGAAAGGCAAAACTTATTTTTTGAGATAAGCCGAATTCTTTTAATGACTCTACTAGTTTTGAAAACTCCTTGTTTATTTCTTTTTCTTTCGTATTGATGAGATTCTCCAGCTCATCGGATATTAGCTTGTTTTCGGTTACTTTGGTATCTTTATAATTTTCGTTATTGCTTTTTGGGTATTGCGATAAAAGATTCAATATATTTGTTAATTCGTTATATCCGATAACTTTTTTCATAATCCAGCTTCTTCTTTAATTAATTTCCTATTTATTTCACCCCACTCATTTCCCTCTTCTTTGAATGTATTAAACCATGCGCCATGTTCTTGGTGATTAAAATAAACAAGCAACCAAGGATCTAAACTAGCAAATTTTATTATTTTCTTATCAATTATTTCTACCAAATCACTTGTTATTTTGACGCCATCTCCATCCTCTTCATTTGTAAGAATTGGTACATCTTTTGGCGTTGGTATTTTATCTCCACCATATACTGCATATTCTCTATATACATTTTCATTAACAGTTCCGTGCCTCCAAGCCTTAAAAGACTCATTATTATTAATTAGAAACTTTTTGGTACGCTTTAAGTATACTAAATTTATAAAATACAATATTTTTTGTAGTTGTAAATTGCTTATAGGTTTTTTAAATTCATTACTTTTTGCAATAATATATTTTGCTAAATCCATCGCTTTCATTTTTGCTCCTTTTCGATAAAAAATCAATGAAATTATATTAAATTTTTAAGACATTTTGTATCTAATTTATGGTTTAAAAGTATAAAATTTTAAAAGAACTGTTAAAAGAATTGTGAATTATATCAAAAAAATAACTATTTTTGTACATATTTTAGCAAAAAATATACTATATTGAGCTGAAATTGATCTTTTCTTTAAAAGCAGGCTCAATACGATACCTGCTTTTTTAGATCAAGCCTTCCCCTAAAACCTCTTTAAATTTATGGATACCGACTACGCGTCTACTTTATCCCATAATCCTCAAACGTTAGACCTTTATATACTTCGCAATGGACTTTACCGCAGACTTTGCCAAGTATCTCACACTCGTAGCCCTCTTTGTGCGGATATATATCGCTATATTTTGGATTTAGACTTATTAGCTTTATCTTGTTTTGTGGCAAAAACTCAACTCTTTTAATATAGACGACATCGTCCATTCTGACAATATAAACACCAGCTATCCGCACAAAACCGCCCCTACCTGCTACCATATCAGCAATAGCCCAGTCGCCCTCGTAAAAATCAGGCTCCATGCTATCGCCTACCACTTCAAAGATGCGCAAATTTTTAGTATCAAGTCCCTTTAAAAATGCTCTATCAACTGCGATCTTGCGCTCGTCTTTTTGAAGCATATTAAGATCATAAACACCCTCGCTACCTGCGCCTACGCGCATTTGGGATTTAGGGACATATATCATATTTTCTTGGGGCTTAGAAAAAAGGTTTTGCATTATAACTTCGTTCACATCCAATTTTAACACTTTAGCTATGCCTATCATATTTTTAAAGTCAGGAATAATAGGCTCTTTCATAAACCATTTTTTAATCGATGATTCAGTAATGGGGTAGCCAGCATTTGTCATATCTATTGCTAAATCTGCATATCTAATTTTTTTTTCTTTCATTTTTTCTTTTAAAAAATCAGTATTTAACAAGAAGTCCATATTTAATCCTTTCTTAAAAAAGTTCAGTTTTATTATACCACTACTTTTTAAAAAAATAGTTCAATAATATAGAGCTTTTTTAACTTTTTTTAAGTTCTTTTAAATTATACTTTAAGCCATGAACAAGAAAGAATTAGGACAAATCTTAAGAAAGCACTATGGCGCTAAGTCATCAATGGTAAAAAAGGTAAGGGCTGGAATAAACAAGCCCTCTTATGAAATGATGGTGAAGTTTGACGACGACGGAGCGCCATTAGAGCTTGGGTGGATATTAAAGAGTGGCTCGCCAAACAAACACAAGAAGCAAACGAAAAAGGAGAACAAAAATGAGTGAAGAAGAAAAAAAGAAAGAGAAAGATTTTAGAAAGTCGCTTAAAAAGATGCTTAAAGAGCTTAACAAGCTTCCTGTAGAAGACCAAGCCAAGATGGTAAAAATGTTAGCTAGTTACTGCTCTATGAGAGCTAATTATGATCTTTAAAAATATTAAGGAAATCAAAGATGAGTGAAGTAGAAAAGATAAAAATTGAAGAGCGAATAAGGCTTTTTGATGAAATTTTTATAGATATATCAAAAACATTACGAAAACTAGAAAGAAACGACCAAATCAAGATGATAACGCTCATTATGGATAGATTTTCTTATAACGAGCACCTAGAGTTTGAAAGGTTGAAGACTATCTCGTGGGTATTTCCACAGGCATTTAAAGCTTAGTCTTGTTTTGTTGTTATTTCTTTCAAGATAAGGCTATATGTGTCGGTAACTTCTTTTACAAAGTCACAAGTGGGCTTATCTCTCTTGGCGTAAGGATCTTCGCTTACTATGTAAGGCTTTAAGATGCCTTTTTTTAGGAAGTATTTTGTTAGCTCAAATGCTATCTCTTTATCTGTCATATAAGTCCTTTTTTGTGGATTTCTTGGCTTGGTCGCTTTGAAATTTCAAAAGGGCTTATCTGAAAGATAACTTAAGGAGCGTGTAATGGTGGCAAATAATAGCTTAGAAGCATATAAAAAAATAAAGCCAGAGCTAAGAGGTAAGCGCAAAGACATTTATGAGATGTTTTGCGAACATAAAGACGGAGCAACAAGACAAGAAATTTCACGCTGGTATAAAATAGAGATAAATAGCGTATGTGGGCGTGTAAATGAGCTAATACAAGGTGGGTATTTAATCGAGGTGGGGTCAAAAAAAGATGCAAAAAGCGGACACACAACAGCTTTACTAAAGCCTACTAAAAGGATAGCGTAATGAATATTCCATTATATCTTTTGGTGGCTCTTTGTGCTATGGCGATACTTGATGCATTTATTGAAATTTTAAAGGGGCTAAGATGAGTGATAATTTACAAAATGGATATGCGATTTGCTTTAATTCTTGGCTATTTGATGAAAGGATACAAAACGAGCTTAGGCTCTTGC